TGGAGTGCGTTGAGTGCGTGGAATGCGGGGAATGCGGGGAGTGCGTGGAATGCGTTGAGTGCGTGGAATGCGGGGAATGCGGGGAGTGCGTGGAGTGCGGGGAGTGCGTGGAGTGCGTGGAATGCGGGGAATGCGGGGAGTGCGTGGAGTGCGGGGAGTGCGTGGAGTGCGTGGAATGCGGGGAATGCGGGGAGTGCGTGGAATGCGAGGAGTGCGTGGAATGCGAGGAATGCGTGGAATCCGTGGAGTGCGCTTGACTATGATTTTGATTGCTGTGTTTTTGCGTTTGAGTACTGCGAAAATCCTGATGCCAACTTGCCTCCAAATAATAATGATAAGATTTATCTTGAATATTGTGAATTGCTTATGCGGGCCAAAGAGGCTGGTCTTGGATACAGAGTCGAGTGGGATGATTGTCTGTATCTTGTTCCAACTCCTGTGGTAAGGATCGACAATCAGAATCGATATCATTCTGAATCCGAGCCTGCAATAAGATGGAAGGGAGGCAGAGAATTTTGGTTCTACAAGGGCGTTAAAGTTAATGAACAGATTATTCTCAGGCCAGAAACCCTAACAAAGAAAGATGTAATCGAGGAGGGGAACGAGGAAGTCAGGCGCGTTATGATTGAGCGAATTGGCAACGAAAAGATAAACAAATTAATGGATTTCGAAGAAGTGTCAAAAGATTCGTGTGGAAGGCTTTTACGGTGCCAGATCGGTCAAGACACCTACACGTACGCTCATGTTATTTGTCCATCAACAGGACGTGAGTATTATTTGCAGGTTCCTGCTACGCTTCAAGATTCAATCGACGCAATGGCCCTTGCCAAAGCTACGACGTGGGAAGAGTGGAGTGAGAATGAGGAGCGAGTAATCTGGCCGAAATCTGGTACAATGGAGACCTGCCAACAAGCGGTGGCGTGGACATTCGGCGTTAAAGCAGAGGATTTTACCCCTATTTACGAAACTTAAAAAACTAAACATATGGAACCACAATCAATTTTGGGACTTATAGTCATCATTATCGGAATAGCGATAGTATGCGCCTACATCATAGAAGCTCATTAACAACTTAATAGTATGGCAGCCATCTTAGAGGGAAAAAACCAAGGGTAAATTAGGGTAACATAAGTTACCTGTGACAAGAAAGCCATAATTAATTATATATGAACGAACAAATTAACGACACTATCCCGCCAGTCGAAGAACCGACCGAAAAAGACCTAAGTGGTGTTTTAGCCGAGTTACAGTTTAGTCTCATATTCGACGACCTGAATATGAAGTTCAACTCTATAGTTGAGTTACAGAGTGTGCCAAGATTCAAGAACGCCAAAGATAAACTTATCGAGTCAGCTGGCGTAGAGAAGTACTATGACGTAATCGAGGAGATGATTTATGCTAATCGTGGTATGATCAAGCCTTTTCTTCACAGATACAAATGAAGCCCAACTATAAGCCAATTAAGGAATATACACCGTTCTGTCCAGCGTGCGAGGAACGCCTATCTGGTAATAACTCAATCCTACTTCCTTACTGGTGTGGCTGCGGTGTATGGCAAAGTGACTGGAATAATCCTTTAGATTTCACAATTATTCCGCACAGTAGTAAAGTAGACTATGCAACAACAACCCAAAACTATGCAGAACAAGAGTGACCTGTCCGATGGACTATTTGCTGATTATGAGGCTCTGATAGATGAAGCAATGCAGATGCCTTCCGGTGACGCCAGAGGTAATGTCTACTCTGCACTGCACGATGTCAGAATGGAGATAATCAAGCTTGATATACTTGCTGTGAGCGGCGTAGAGACCACCAGGCAGGAGCATGTTGTTGCGACAAGGCTTAACAAAGCGCGTTCTTTAATGGGTAAACTTAAACAATAAGATGGAAAAATCAGTTAAAATCAGAGAGGTAGAGAATGGATACATTGTAACCATCCCTTATCTACGCGACGAGAATATATATGATGAGACGGAAGAAGTGATTGAAGGTGATCCAGGAGAAGAAGATACATTGAAAAGATTACTATTTAAGGTGGCAGAACACTTTGGCGCCCAATACGACAAGTACAAATCAACAAATCTTAATATTACTTTTGATAGCAAAGGCCACAAAGCTGATTAGGTTTTTGTCTATCTTAAGATCAGGATTGATCTGCCAATTACCTGGCAGCTAATTGGTCACTTGACTTTTCATCATGCACTATGGTATGATATAGATAACTTAAAAATTAATCTATATGTCACCAGCTATTATGATCATTAAATGCATAACCGCATTCATGCTCGTGGCATTTGTGATACTTATAATCATCATTTAACAAAACAAAAAATGAAAAACAAAGACCCAACTCAAAACAGTAAACCCAAATAATATTTAATTTAAAAAAAATGAAAACAGAAACAAATAACACAGACAACATTACGTCAAGTAAAGCCAAGAAAACAGTTATATTCCTAGTGGCCTTTGTGGGCGTCATAGCCATTGGGGGCCTTATTGCTAGCATGTTCCTAACCACAACAGTAGACGCCAAGGACAAGCCAGAAATACTTTTTAAGGTCGAGGAGTGGGGTACCACTTATCAAGCTATTGTTAATGAGCGCAATGCGCTTGCTAAAAAAGAATGCGAATCAATTAAAGAAGGTTCACGTCTTAAGATGTCATCAGCGGGTCTTGATCTTATAGCTTATCTTAAGACCGACTTGGATAGATGGGAAGAACAAAAGAATCGTGATTGTTCTAACGCTATCTATAACTTGGATTTCTGATCGAAGCTGGGGTAGCTTCTAAAACTACCCCTTCTCGTGCCCTCCCTCGTAAGAACACACCCATTATGCAGAAGAAAACTGAAACGGTCAAAAATGGGTATGACATTGACAAGCTTGCTAGATGCGTGGCTAAGCACGAAACAGTATCCTGCACTAAGGGAAGTGCCAAGTATAACAATTGTCATGGTATCATGCAGTGGGACAAGAAAGGCAATAGGAGCTTTAGAAGATATAAAACGAAAGAGGATAGCTATGAACACTTTAAGGCTATATGGCAGAAATCTTACGGCGGATTACCTAACCTTGCCAAGGCTAAGAAGTATAGCGGAAACGACAGAGCTAATATATGGCTGGCAAACGTAAATAAATGTTATTCTGAATAAAGAATGTATAATTTAAAAAACTGAAATGGTATTAATCAAAGCAAACAATAAGCTAAAGATGATTCTGGGAAAACTAAATGTTAGCCAAATCACAGTATGCCGCTCACTAAAGTTGCATCGTAACACTGTATACGACTGGTGTAGGAATCGCAGACAACCCAACCATTACAACGTAGAGCGACTTATAAGACTATTATTTCCTAAATGTATTGACTGGCGCAGGAAAGCTAAGAATCTTTTCCATATTAATTTTTAGAACAAACAGATGACAAAAAAATCCAACCCAAGGCCAGAAATTAAATTAAAGTTACTCGGAGACATCACGCCTGACAAACCCATAAAATGTCTGGTTAAACTTTCTGGGAATCCAGATCATATGCGTATAATGCTCTCGGTGCTAATCAAGAACCTACAACAAGCAGTCGGAACCGACAAAACCAACTGGCTATGGGCAGAAACATTTATGACGTTCAACAAGGACAAAGATCTACCTAAACCAATTCCGGTAGAAGAGGTTAAACCTGAGGAGTCTCAGCTGTAGTATCTGTCATATACTTGTGGCAAAGATTAACAACTATACTCCACGATGCCGTAGCAATAGGTGTCCATACACCAAAATCAGCATTACCGATAATGCCAGATAAGTACGTTATAAAGGCTCCAGTCATCGCAATGATTGCGCCCTTGAACACCTTAAGCAGGTCTTGCTGGCTAAGGTTGTACTTCTTTGAACCAGATAATTTTTTCATAGTATTAAGTTATTAAGTCTCCTGACGGGCCAAATCCATACTTACCGTATAGCTCGCGTAAGTACATAATAGGGTCTGTATTCCAACCTTTATAGGTAGCAAGCGATCTAGCCATTATTCTGTCCAATAGCTTTTCTGGTTTTTTAAAGACGATTATCTCGTAGTGCAGATGAGCTGAAGTTGTCTTTGCCCCACTGTTTCCTGTAATACCGAGTACCTGATTACGCTTAACCTTTTGCCCTTCTGTGACGTCCACCTGCTTCATATGTGCGAATACGTGAATTGATCCAGAGGCTATATCACATAGGTATATAACCTTACCCATCTCTTTCTGTTCGAGTATCTTTACAATTTGGCCAGTAACTGGAGATGGCAACGGTTCAAAGATATAATTCAGATCGACTCCCGTGTGGCCTTTAATAATATTGTAAAAACCCCGAGGCTTCTTTGACCTATAATGATTCCAGATAACAGCTTCTAATATATGTTTCATGTGGTTTATTGAGGGAATAAAACTGTCTCTTTAAATTGTAAGTTTGAAGTCGTTGGCGTGAACGAAGCACCGGGGATACTAGTCTTTCGAAAGAAATCCTCGTACTCCTGTGCAGATCTCTTGGCGCCAGTGCTGTCATACCTCTGTAGATTAGAGGTAGTTATCTTGTGTTGTTGAACCGCAGCCTCGTATTCTTTCTGGCGTTGTTCAGCGACTGGAGACCTGCCAAATAAATCCACCGTTTCAGTCCGGTTCGCAAGAGCTTTTTGAGTATCAAGTACACGCTGATAAGCTGAAATATTCTCTTCCCTCGCCCTCTCATATGGATTGAGTGTCTGCTCTTTAGCAATCTCTGGGTGTTCTTGCAGGTATTTGTTGATGTATTGCTGTGTTCCCCCATACGAAAAATACTTTTCTCCACGCTTAGCAGCTTCTGCAATTTGCTGTCCACCAAAGGCCTCTGCTGGATTCCATCTACCCTGATTAACTCCAGCCTGAAACAGTACCTGCTGGGCGACATAGTTAGGAATACTTAGGACTTGTCCGCCTATATTCACCTTGGCTACGCCACCTTGGACTGATGGATTTTGATTTCCCATAAAGGAAGTACCAACATTACTAAAACTTACTTCCGGTAAACTAACCGTTTTAGCTGTGTCTATCTGTCCCTCTGGTGTGTAATAGGTTGCAAGGTTGACAGGAGCGAATGATTGACTTACACCTTGACGTCCGGTATTTACCTGCTGCTGGTATGCAGCATTCTCTGCCAGCGTGACCGCTGCTGGCTTGGTGTAGGTCGGTGGAGTAAGGAACGATAGCTTATCGGCGTTCTTCATTACGTCGTTGTATATTGTACTTACCGCCGAAAACGCGTTGGACTTAGTGGGTTCGACCAGAGCTGTATATTGGGCTGTAATGGTATCTATTGCGCTCATGTTATTTGGCTGTTATTTCGTCATGCTTCTTTGTAATATACTTCTCGTACTCAGGATAGTCGTCGTATAACTGATTAAGTCTTTTGTTAGCTCGTTCGGGGTCTATCTGTGCAAGATCATTTAGGGTTGTAATCTCCTGACGTATGGTATTTTGAATCTTACTTTTCCCCTCTATCTTATCGACCTCGGCATCATATCTATCGTTAATATATTTCTCGTAGGAAGGATATTTATCATACATTTCGTTCAGTATTTTATTGGCTTCTTCCACAGAAGACCCCGCTACTCTTGCGGCTTCACGCACCTTTTGTCTTATCAAGGTTTGATTCTCGTCTAGATCAAAATCTGGATCCCTGTATTGTTCAGTCTTCTCAAATTCACCTACCCCTTCTTCCCTTACCTTCACGCCAGTTAAAGCTTCAGTTATAGCGGCTGGAACACTTTCTTCTTTTTCTGCTGCTCTTACGCTTTTCTGTAACGGTACACCAGCAAGTGGTACAAGCTGTGGCGCCAGATAGGTAAATATATCAGCGAACATATTGCCAGCACCCTCATCTGGGTTGAAGATCTGTTTGCCAGTAAATGGATTCTGATTCTTGATAAATATATTATATATATCCTGAGCCGGAAACGACGCTAGTCCCGGTACACTTCCCTGTACATACCCGTACAGCTGGTCTGGCAACATTTCACTTAGCGGTTCTCCTTTTTTCTTCTGGCTTCCCTTAAACATATCAGAGAATGGCGTATAGCTTCCAAAGTCTACCGATATCAAGTCACCGTCTTCACTCCTTCCAACTGTAATCTTGCCATCTCTGAATAACCTAGTGTATGCCATTTGTTTCTCCTCGTTAGTCATTGGTAGCGTGCCGCTTTCTATAAGTGTTGAACCAACTGCAAACGGGATACTAAGCGGCATAGAAGTTTGTAGTGGTTTTTCAATGAAGGATTTTAGTAGTTCTGGATAAACTTTATATCTCCAAGTCATGAACGGTACGCCAATCAAACTCTGTCTGAATTTCTTTATTAGCGGATTCACGTCTCCATAATCTGGCGTAACCCTTCTAGCTTGGACCACTGCTGCTTCAGGCGTCAGGCCCTTCTGTCTAAGCTTCTTGTAATTAGCCATCAGGAAAAGATTGTCTCCAAGTTGATACTTGTCACCAAGCCAACTATCAAGTGCACGCCATTTGTCTAAAAGCTTATTAGGGGATTTACCAAGTTGTTGCTTCACGATGTCATCAAGAGTTTGCCCAAGTTCTTGTTTAAGACCAGTGTCACCTATCTGGCCATAATTCAGTAGTTCGTCATAGAAATCATCCTTGTTTTTTAAGGATTTATAGGCGTCTGATATTTCAACAAATCCACTAGGACTGAAGAAATTGTGTCCTAAAATAGATTGAGAAACAGCAAAGTTTGATGCCATATTCCTGACTTGGCCACCTATATTTCTTGACGTAAGATTTCCCTTAATGAAATTATTAATGGCATTCATCGTCTTTAGAAATTTACCCGACTTTTGTTTTTCTAGCTCAAGATATTCAAAAACATCTTCCCTAAGATATTTGCCCTTTAGGGTTCCATACTGGTCAGAGCTTAGTTTTATCCATTTATCAGCTTGATTTGCAGGTATAGTATCTTTCATCGCATCCGTCTCAGAGAGTCTTGCCAGAAACTCTTGATTCATTCTGGCCTGTTTGAGCTCCAGTAGAGTTCTCGCAACCAAATATTCAGGGTCTTTAATTTCACCCAGAAAATCTCGGATTGCCATGTCAACCTCTCCCTCGCCCAACTTTCTTTTCTTAAGAAAGTCTCCTTCAGTTTTTATACCGCTTGGCTTTATACCAACTGGAACATCTTTGACATTACCCATCAATATATCGGTAATAACTTTTTCAGCCTCTCTACCGTCAAGATTACGCTCTTTTATTAAGGCGTTCTTTAGATGATTATAGCTTTCAGCCAATGGCTGAAACTCAGGCGACCCATGGACTGAATATAGTCTACGAATATAGCTTCCCATATTCTTAAAATAGACCTCTGGGTCAAGCTTGCCAGCCTGTACTTGTCTTAGTCCTTCTATGTCTATCTCTCTACGTATGACGTCTAGTGTTTCTTTAACTCCAGGTTCTAATCCTTCAACTTCTTTACCCCTTATATATTCTCCGGCTAGTTTCTTTTGACTATCATCAAGTTGCTTCAATGGCTCAATGATCTCTTGTATACCAGTCATTTCTCTGGTCTCTGCCCTTTTCTTCTCTGTAATAATTTTAAAAAGACTATCTTCAATATTTTGTTGTTTTTTAAATGTGTGATTGACACCTTCTTTAAATCCTTTGGGTAACGCATCAATCGCCTTATAAGCAGCCCATCTGAGACCTTTTAGTGGCACTGATAAAACCTTATCTAATTGCTCAACAATTGGATTAATAAGACCACGCCTAGCAGGCCCCATGTCTTTTAATATCTCATCAGCCTTACTGTATTCACCCTTGGCAATAGATTCCTCAATAGCCTTACGCTTTGTAACTTCTTGTTCCATATCTCTAAGTATTCCAGATCTTGCTCCTACGTCTTCACCAAATTCCTTTATTGCAGGGACTCCAGTAACTCCCTGTAAGCTAGTCATTCGCCCCCGCTCCACAAAGCCCTGATCGCGCATTGTTTTGTGTAGCAATCTCGCTTCGGAAAACAAATCTCTGCCATATAAGTTCCCTACCAGTGAAGTATTAAGAAGCGTATCCTGCACTTCTCGATTGTTAAGTGTTGACCCCTTAGCTTCCTCAGCCTCTTTTAAAGATGTTTCAAACTTAGACGCAACTTCGGATGGTGATACGTTCTTAAACAATGGTGTTCTTGTCATAATCCTTCCCAACCCCTCCATTCCTCCTCCTAACAAAATCCCCAAGCCAAAGTCTGCTATACCATATTCTTGTCCAGTCGCCTTCCTAACGCCAGCCTCTACCATCTCTTCGCCAACATTTTGTACGACATATGACGTCAGTATAGGATGCTCAGAAAGAAACGTTCCTACCTTAGGAATACCCTTTAAGGCCTGTCCAACCTTGGCAGCCACAACACTATATGTTGGGACACCGCCAGCAAACTGACTTACTATATTTACAGCATTACCAATACCTTCGTTAAATTCTTGCAGTTCCTTATTCTCTTCAAATGTAGGTTCTTGTCTTGCTAGTTTCTTGGATGCTACTTGAGATACAATCCCAAAGCTCATACCGTCTAAAAACCCTCGCACAGCTTCCTTTGGTAGATCAATTAAAGCCTCTTTAAGAACTGCCTCCCTTTCTTCGGTAGGAGTCTCAACATACTTCCTAACAACAGAGTCAGGAAAATACTGATTAGCACGCAATCCGCCCGGATCAGCTAGCTGTTCGGCTAATTTGTTTCTCTGGTCATCAAGGTATTGATTGTATTCTGCAACTTCCTCTTGGTGTACTCGAGTATTTAAAGACTGTCTCTCTGTGTCTGGCAGTTTATTAAAAGCTTCTCTTGCATCCTTCTCAATACCGGCTGCACCAGCTGCTGCGTATTGTATAGACTTGGACGGATCTTTAGAAGCCTCAGTTGTGAACTGCTGTTTATATATCTCAAAAGCCTTTTGTTCACTGGCAGATTTTTGACGTAATTCATCAATAAACTCCTTTCCTTTTTCAATTGTTTCCAAAACTTGACTTGGCTTGATTTCCTTTTTCAAAAATGGCTTGGCAATATCTAATCCTGTTTTTACATATGGAGCTAGTGGCGTTGCTTCAATTTCCTCTCCCGTGGTCTCACCAATAGATGTATCTTTATAAATCGGTTCCTGCTCGCCAAACTTCTTTATTTCTTTACCAGTTAAACGCGCAAGTTCTTGTCCCTCAGACTCACCAAGTCCGGCTGTCTTAGCTCTTCGGGTAAGATCAGCAATTCTTTCGTCCTGTTTCTGAATAGCGGTTGCGAAAGTGGATGCGGCTTGGGGAATTGCTCTAATACCAGATTGTATCTTTGTTAATAAATTCTCAGGCGGGTGCTTGCTAAGCATTGACTGTAAGTCTGTACTGATGACGGAAGTATTTTCTGCTGGATGCTTTGCCATAAACTCATCAAGGCTCAGTGTCGGCTTCTTTATGATTGGCTTTTTCACGCTCTTCTTAAGTGCTTCTTGCTTTTTGGACTCAGCCACAAATTTCTGTACTGTTGGAGCTGCTGCCTTAGCGGTCTCCTGCAATGCGGTCTTACCTAATTCAAGAAAATAATTATTAGCCATATTCGTTACTAAGATGTAAAGCTTCGTCTTCCACCGCTACTACCACCACTTGTTTTGCTCTCCAACGTATTAATATATTGCTGCTGATTCTCTGGACTCAAGTTGCTAAAGTCTTTCCAGAATGCAGACTTGACGTCAAATACATTTGTATTATTGGTAAGATCAAATATCCTTTGTTGCATGTTAGTCAAAGAAGATTGTGGTTTTTCGACCGATTGATTGGTTTGAATCTTGTCTGCTTCCTGCATGACTTGCGCAATCTCGTCTTTGCTTAACCCCAACGATTTAATCTCTTTAAGTTTCTTTGTGTAATCTGTAGCACTGGCTAGGTCTTTGGCTATATTAACTATAGCCGGATTCTTTCCGCCCTTTATTGAGCCTTCAAGTTTAGTCTTACCTTTTGGCGGGAACGCAAAACCAACCAAGTCGCCATCCTTAAGACTTCTAGTTCTAGGGATTGGTGGATCGGGAATATTTGGATTCCTGTCCCCAATGTTTGCCTCCATAGTGTCGAATGTCCCATCAGGATAAACCGCTGTTACGATACCTGTATGACCATACTTTCCAACGGTAGTAACAAAGGCCATACCAGGCTTAATCTTATCGGTGAAATTATCTTTACTAACTTGACTAGTAAGATAACCGTTTCTTTTAATAAGAGCTGTTTTGTCTTGGATACTATTGCCCATACCATCTCTACCTCCAGCAGGTAATCCCCAGAATCTATTAACGAACTCCCCACACTGCATAGGCTTCTTGGAACTGATTATCAACTTGCCTCCCTTGTACGAACTCTTGATGTTTTCTAGTGAATTGATTGGGACGTAGGCATCTGTAGAGTTGCCCTGTATATCAAAGTATGACGATTCTGCATCTTTTAATTTGCTATAGTTCTCGGCTGTTTGACTTTGTTGATATTCAGTTTGAGCTTTTTTGTAGGCTAACTCAGCACGATACATTGGGTCATCCATGTCCTCTATACCAAGAAGCTGTTTTGTTCTCATTATCTCGTCTGGTGACGCACCTGAACGATACATGTTAGCTACATAATCAGCCTTTTCTAGATCGGCATTAACAATTCCTCTGGCTTCTCTATCCAGTTCATAAGATAATTTTCCGAGCTCAGCACGCTTTTTGTTTGTATCCAAATCCTTGTCTTGCATGACCATTTGTGCTCTCTCGTTAAAGCTCATCAGTGTCTCAAGTGGTAGACCAGTAGATGCCGACATACTCTGTAATGATTGCGGTGTTAAAGCCACACCGCTTGTAACCATGTCCTGCATAAAGCCAATACTATCTTTCATAGCAGATAGCTTATCTTTCTCTTGTTGGGAAGAAACCTTTGCTTTGGCCGATTGATGTAATATGTCAATCAACTCTGGTGGGGCGCCAGGCATACCCTCTTTTAGGTAGTTAATAACATCATCACTTACATATCCAAGAGAATCATCTTTTTGTAGCATCTGTAAGTACTCTCGTGTGTTTTTTTCTTTTTCCTGCTCTTGTTTTAAAACTTTCTCATAGGCCTCAGATGCAGCTTGTTTTTGCTTCTCAATATTATTCTGGATTCTGGCAATATCTTCTGCTCTTCCACCGATTAGGTTAGCCTGCTGTTCTTGCTGTAGGCGGTTCAACTGATCAAGCTTTTCGTTCAAATCTCTCATTCCTCTGTCATATTGATTTCGGATAGTGAGCTCTGCTTGATCTTTAGCTAGTACGTTTCCCTTAGAGACAACACTTTCTCTACCTGCCAACAGGTTGGCCTGAGCACCGGCTATATCGGCCTCAGTCTTTTGCGCTAGATCACCTTTTGCTTCCGATATCTTCGTCTCAAGGCTTGATTTCTCTTTTGTCTGCTGGTCTTTGAAAAGCTTGGCAGCCTCTTCAAACGACGCAGGAGTAGCTTCTGATGAGACATTGGTAATCCCTTTAGAGTTATAATAGTTGGCAAGCCACCTACTTCTTGTGTAAGGGTCGTCACCAGCCAATTCAATCGCCTCTGCCTCACTTGAAGGTATATAATCTGGATTAGGTCTATTATCTTTAAACGCACCAGCTGGAGCGCCAGCAAACATGTTGACATCAGTAGTTGGCACAGTAGATGTTTGTCCAGGTGTAATACCAGCAGTTCCTGCTGCTGTGCCACTAGGTGTACCGGTTGTTCCCGTTGTCGTGTTCCCAAGTGTTGAAGTTTGGGATGTACCAAATGATGCCTGCCTCAGTTCTGGTATGGATGTGGCATTAGGCACAAATGATTCTCCACCCTGACTTGGGCCTTGTAGCGAGATATTTTTACCCCGATAAACAACTTCAGCACCACCTGATGGAGTTTGTGTAAATCCCGTTACACCTGACGACGACTGCTGAGCAAGCAATGCTTCACGCCGTTCCTTTGCTGCCTGAATTCTTGGGGCTAATGTAGCCATATTATAATAACTTAGATAGTGCTGTTTTGATTTCGTCTAAAGTTGCTGACCCGTTATCCATTTTCACCTTAAGTTCATCGCGTTCTGTTTTCTTTTGACTGACCTCGTCTAGTGCCTGTTGTTCTGCGGCCTGTCGATCAGCCAAGCGGGTAGAGTTTACGGTTGTTACGGTACCGTCTTCGCTTACAGACCAGTCGAGGATACCGCTTCTCACTCCTTCTAATTGTTCAGGAGTAATCTCGCATTCTGTTGACCTTCTGCCATTCTCGGTAACCGGCCACTCGCAATCTGTAATCGTTCCGTTGGGATTTTTAATAAAGTAATGTTTCATATTTTTATAAAAGGGCTACAAATGTTATAGTGAACGGCAATACTCCAGGATTAGCGGCACTAGCCTGTCTAGATACTGTTCTCGTGAATCTAAATGTTTCTGCGTTAACCGGCGTCCAACTCAAGCTGAATGATATAACGCTATTAGGCGCAGCAGTTGCGGCCACCCCGGCGCTAACCGTAGTACCCTTGAGTAACGTAATTGGCGCCTGACTAGGGTGACGCAAGCGTCTAAAGTATGAAGAATAGTTTTGAGCTGGAGTGTAATAGCTCTCACCAAGGAGTTGCAAAAAGTTAGTTGCTGCAAGACTAAAGTCTATACCACCAGATGCGTTTATGTCGTACTGAATCAACATTAAGGTAGGACGTATACCAAGTGTAACGTCTGTAGTAACAGTTGCACTAACATCGAAGTCGATTGACGTACTAATAGTTCCATATACCATCTTTTGAGCTGAATGAATTGCGACCTCGGTTAGCGATTGAACTGTACCAATACGTGAGACGAATGTAGGAGGAGTTAATGTAAGGGCACCACCGGTAGATAAGAAGACAGGTTCACCTTGTATTGTTCTCATCTTCACCTTAAATCTGTAATCGGCAGTTGCATCGGCTGTCCAAGTAGAACCACTGTTTGAAGACACGACTCTTGTCCCACCCGCATATACATCGGTGTTTTGATAATTCCAAGAATAGTTATTACCGGCAAGAGCAGCCGCATTACTGAGTACGATAGCATATTCGGTACCAGGTGTAGTTAGTAACACCGGAGACAGTACAAACTCGTTATCGCCATTCGCCATGTTTGCTGTACTCAAAACGCCACTGGTCAGTGCGGCACCAGTGGGTAAGCCTCCAGAAGTAGCATAAATTTCTGCTGTGTAGGTACCAGTCGGTACGCCATTAGAAGTAAGATTTAAAATAACTGACCCAACATTTGTCTCGTTTGTAGCTGGAGTGAATGTCTGGCCTCTCCAGTTCGTGCCAAACACCTGATCGGTTGTAACATTGCTTGAACCATTCTGTTGTGCTGTAAAGAAAGTTCTTCCCTGACTAAGTTCAGATGCCAGACTTGGCACAGTGACAACTGACCCCAGCGGAGCATAGTTGAATGTATTGCCCGCACCCGCCGCTGAAGTGGTGGCAATACCCGCAGGGACAAATGCCGTATTCAAAGCAGCCGATGAAGCCACGCCCAGTCTCTCATTATCGAACGCGACGGCATTACCACTAGCTATCGCCGCATTTGCAGTACCAACGGTGTTTAAATTTTCAATAACAAGTGCGCCGAAATTAATAAAACTTGAGTCAAGTTGACCACTCCCATTAAGCACGGGTACCTTACCAGCGTCTGGAGCACCGGCCGATGTGGCAACAAATGTTGTTGTATCGGTTAGATCAATACTGATTGTACCAGAAGAAACCGTAACACCATCACCACCAACTACACCGGCACCAGTACCGAAAGGCGTACTAGATACACCATCGTTTGAAAATATCCATTGGTTGGTAGCAGCATCATATCTAAAATAAGGTTTATTAACGTCAGCATTAAAGGCAGCAACAGTTATATCAACATCAGTTCCATTACCAATGTTCCAACTTGTTCCACCGGATGCGATTCCACCAGTCATAGCTGCAATCATGAGCTGGAATAATACCGCGGAGACGTTACAATAAACAGGACTGTCTTGGTCAAAAGCGGCTGCAAGTGTACCGTCGCCAGTTGTGTAATCAATTCCAGACAATCGTACGCCTCTTATAACCCCAGAGATTGTCAATCCGTCAACACTAACAGAGCCAGGAGGAGCATAGAAAGTCTCCACATATCCGCCGGCATTCTTCATTCCCCCTAAGAAGTTACCAGTAATTACAGTATTTGTTTCGTCCTTAAACGGTGCTGTAAGATTAAGCGTTGTATCAGAAGCGGTGATAGGAGATGCAAGTCTAGGATTAGGAGCTTCTGGCCTTTGCCATTGGCCTATTTCTATATCTGCCGGAAACATTGTTGCGTCTGCCATATCTTTTTAGTTTATTCAAGTAAATTATAATCCTATTTGCAATTACTATTAAGTTAATTTGACAATTTTTCTTCGTCTGATTTGAGCTTTAATTCTGCCCATCATAGAAAACCAGTTAATAATATGAGGCACCTTGTCATTAGTAGTTAATCTAATACGTACTCTTTGGAAGTTAGATATACGGACAGAACATCCGTCAAAGCTTTCCACTACGTTAGCAACATCGACATCGCCACCCCATGAAGACGTACCCCATGAAGCAACGCCAAATCCATCACTGATATTGTTACCGCTCTGAACAGTCCAGAGCCACGTAGTTTTATCAAGGACGAAGTTTCCATTTCTGTCGTATATATCAAACGCTATCTTGACCTGTGTGCTGCTTGACAAGAATCCCTGTATGAAGAATCTCGTTAGGATTTGTCTTGTCTCCAGATTACCCATCTTAATCTCTTGATAGAACTCAGTCCAAATTTCGTCTGTGTCGTCCTGATAACCAGAGAACACTTTATAAAGTTTTGTAAACAAGGATGAGCCAGCATAAGGAACGCCCAGCACATCAACAAATCTTGAAATATTCCAGCCACTAAAGAAAGAAAAAGCCTTAAAGTCTAAATTGTAAACAATGATCAGATTATTAGTATTGGAGTCCTTGGCACATGTTATGAGTATGAGCTTTCTAGTTGGGTCATATGCAATATCAGAATTAGAAAAGTCTACATCGTCAAAATATGTGTTACCAAGCAATACGCTTTCTTGGACTTCTTGTTGAGAGAATGGAACATTGCTTTGTCCAAGCGACATTATATTCCACAAACCTGCTTCGTTAACATAGAACAACCCCTTATCAGTCACAAGAGAAGCAGCTCCTCCAAAGTCTTGTTTCTGCATCACGGTTGTATCAACCTTGGTAAGGACACCACCAACATCAATCGAGTCAATTGTAAAAGCCCATTTGCCGAAATCCCCAAACACTATAATATTGTTTCCCAAAAACTCTATAGACCTTACAGGGCCAGCGTTTCTGTAGCTGACCTTTCCAGCGGCAGTGGCAGTCGTACCAGTAGTCCATCCGTCAAACGGTGGATTTACTCCAGTATCTACCTGCGCATAGTAAGTACCAGCTGCATCGTCTCTTAATCTTCCGGCAATAATTCTATTACCAATTACCTGCAATACTCCCGCTACAGGAGCAGCAGCTATTGTTGTGTAAACAAAACTAAGTGAACCATTTACCGTGGCTGAACCTCCAGATGAATCGGTTATAATTTCTCCGTTTTGAAATGTACCACTTATAGTACCAAGTGTTAGCGTACCAGTCACGCCAGCATCAGCATCTTCCAGTATTACAGCAGTTGCGCCAGACGTACCACCTGTAAGTATAGCTCCTAGTGTAAAGTTAGCTGTTTGCGCGTTATAGTTAAGAGTTTGAGAGATACGTCCTATCTTTTCATTTTCGTTGGCGACAAAGAAATAATCACCATATCTCTTGCCATCAACACTCGTAGCAGCGGCGGAATATGTATTTACCACGGTCGATGTGCCGTTAGATATTCTAAATATAGCTACCTTATCAGAAAAAGCATAGACTATTAAGTCATCTGTATATGCCTCTGCCATTAGAACCGGCTGTGTCACCACTGAGCCGAGTACCGACTGTAATCCCTCTCGCTTGATCAAACCGCCATCTGTTGTGATGTAATAATTTTTAATATTTAAAGCAAACTCTGGAGATAGCAATTGTGGAAGGTCACGCAGATCAACTCCACGCTTACCTAAAAAGGATGTAGCTTGTTGGTTATTGTTTCTGATTTTCGCTCTAAGTGGTTGATATGTCATTTAAAAAACATCAAATTGATTTTCTGTGTAGTAAACACTAGGGCTTACCCTTATATGGTCTAGTATCTCACTAAGCGCTCTCACAAATCTCGCATCAGCAAAAGACTCCATTCCCACCTCCTCATCCCAGTCTGAGTAAAGAACATCTAGTGCTCTCACAATATACAGCCTAAACTGAGACGGTATTATCTCTTGTCCTAGCGCTGTCTTGTCAAAAGTGAAGTAATCAGATAAAGAAGTAAATTCTGGAGGAGAAGGGTAATATCTTAACAAATATTGTTTATTCTGAGTCGGTTGCGGTGTGAATACTATATTGCCATTATTCAAATAATAACCCCACTGACTTGATCCAAATGGCACATAGTTAACCGGTGTTTCCGACACAATACCGTTGTTGACTTCATATAGACCCGTACCCCACATGGTTAAGCTGTCTATATTTGTTGGTAGCGCATATGTATCTTGGTTGGCTACAACGTTATAGTTTTGAGTCTGATAAAAAACATCTGGAGATGTATGAGCTAACTTCCTCCAAAAGAAATGAAGCAGGTAATTACACCACTCAATGAACGTCGTATTGTCGACGTCAGAGATATCCTTTTTCAATCTCGCGAATGAGTCTTTAACGTTTTGTAGTGAGAGAGCCATATATTTTAGTAGCTATATTTCTTTCTTGCCTTGGCAGCCATCTTCGCCATTTTCTTTACACCATGCTTCTTAATCCCAATCGCGGCAGCAACAGCAGCTGGATTCTTTGCCCCAGCCTTCTTTGCCTTCGCCATAATCTTTTTAAATCTTCCGCCTCCACCTAGCTTCATTGACGTACCCATATGTTTAGTTTGTTAAGTATTATTATTATGAACTTTGTGAGCATAGGCTCTCATCAAGTGTTGATTGGTCTGCTCGGATATCTTGACCTGATTATCAACAGATTCCTTAAGAGAAACGGTTGCCTTTGTGTTAGTATCAATTGTTGTCTGCATACTTTTGATTAACTCAAGCTGTTTCATGATTACGATTATCAGTGCTACCAGTGCGCCCATACCAATCCCTAATTGTCCAAATTCTTTGATAAGCTCCGCCATTACCGGTTAAGTTAAATCATACTCTTTTGCCGTTAGATTCGCTGTTACCTGCGTGGTAATATCCGCATCAGACGTAACTGTGTCAAAGCTGAATGCCTCGTTTATCTCGACACCATCTAGAAAACACCTCACTAATGCTGTCTCTGGGTCAAATGCTCTGTCTATACTTAAGGTTAGAACCATTGTTTATATTTTAGAAATTATTCTCTCTCTAATGCAGTCCATTCCACTTCACCGGTAAAGTTGGTTTGGAAGTTTATAGTGAATCCTGTCTTAGATACCGAGGTAGTATATGCCGGGGCAGTTGCATTACTCATAAGGGTTAATGCAATTCGTGGAGTTTTAAGAAATGCAAACGGGAATGTTACAGCTGTTTTTTTTGACGAGACAAACGTACAGCTTCCACTTTGCATGTTTCTTCCTTTCACCAGAATGTCGTCAGCCTTAAAGTCGGCTCTTTTTTGTTGGCCTGATTCTTCATCTATCCCGATCATTTTTAAATTAGCCATATATCTTTAAATTAAATATCCTATCAGGTCTACCGCTAGAGTTGCAGTCGTTGCAGTATAAGCTGTATCTATACCGAATTTAATAACATTTGTGGCGGCTCCGCTTGCCTTAGTCCCTAATGCGGTATATTGAAAATGCTCACTTGTTGCATCAAGTCCAGTCAAAGCTTGTGAAGTGTAAATATCATCCTCACCGGCGGCTATGCCAATACCAGCTATCCCAACGGTTGTGAAACCAGTAATTGCAGTTAAACGCACAACTGCTCCAATTATTATTGCTGTTTTCCCGCTAGGCACTGTGTATAAGTTTGTCGTCCCTGTTGCTGTTCCATCAATTCCCGTAGTAGTAGACAAAACCCCCACAGCAGACAAACTGTTTCTTGCGGCTTCTGCTGTACTTGCTCCTGTACCACCATCTGCAACCGCTACATCGCTACCCCCTGATACATAAACCGTTCCAGAAACATTCTGTAAAGTTAAGGTTTTACTTGAACTTGCCAAAGCTGAAGTATCTAGACTATAAATTAAAGCGGTACCTGCTTTGAATATTTTAACAATGCCGTCAACTCCGCCACCAAATCCCGCACCAGGTTTAATTTCTACATCTCCACCATTAGATACACCCGATAGAGCACTCCCACCTTGAATACTTATTTTACCAGCACCGCCACCACCCGAAGCTGGACCGTTGCCGCCTGTCAAGTTTACTGATCCTGACACTGTATTATTTCCCTGACCACCCGATATAGTTACCAAACCACCTACGCCCCCAGTACCAGCGGCGCCAGCAGTTATAAATATATGACCACCTTCGCCCGCTGATGCTCCTCCTACTCCACCAGATATAGCTATTTCGCCACCTGCGCCAGTTGTATTCCCGTTACCAGAAACAATGTTTAGAAACCCACCTGAAGAAGTTGCAACCGTTGCATTAGCGGCAGTCAAATCTAGACTTGAACCGTCACCCCCTGAGTTTATATCAACACCCGCAGGCCCAGCAATACTTGCGATTTGAGTCATTGAAGTAATATCGCCATTTGCTCCACTTACAGCTGCCGACAAGTTCGTCCTTGCATCTGATGCTGTAGTCGCACCAGTGCCTCCCTCTACTACCTCATATTTTGTTCTAACAATTGTACTCATATTTAAAAATTATGGTTTTAAGATTCTTTCAGGGAAATCAGTTGCACTAAACGCTGCACTTCCCGCTAATGCCCCATCATTATTAGAACTCGATAAATCATTCGCAGTTGAACCAGACCCATCATTTAACGGCCAAAACAATTTACTGCCTGTCGGGATTATGTTTCTATAATACAAATCCTCAATTTCAGTACTTGATAAAATACGATCGTAAAGCAACACTTGCATACAATCTCCTTGGATAGGGAAATTGTTTGGTGATGAGTCGAACTTGCAGACAGCAGGCGTTGTGTCAGACAAAGAAAGTGTTCCTGCTGTGTTAGTTTTGTTGGGGACAAGAACGCCATTGATATAAACTTTTGACCCAGCAAAAGGAGAAAGAGTAGAATCTTTAGTTAATATAAAATGCATCCATTCATTCGGATGCCAAACATTCCTTTCTGTCACAACATCTTGAAGTCCTGCATGTGAATTAGATACTGAGCGATAATACTCTAATGCGCCATAAAGCGTCCCCTCGTTCATCAAAAACGATTGCGCGGTTCCTCCTGTTGGGCCACCGATTCTAAAAGGACACTGCAAACTTACAGGGTCAGATACCTTCACCCAACACGCAAGTGAAATATCAATATTACCAGTGCCTATCCCGGCATTATTCATAGCTTCTACAACTGCATTGCCTGCAATTGTAGAGTTAACACTTCCCCCATTTTTACGGATAATATATCTAGGCATTATGCTATTGTTATATACTTAGGTTTCTCGGTCGGATCTCCAGGTTCTGGATTTGGCTCAACTTCAGCATTCCATTCTTTACAAGCTAACATGATTTTATTATGAATGTCTTCCCCAATCGGAAAGAAATAATTATACCCTTCAGTTTTTCCTGTATCTGAAAAAAAGAATCCATCCACACATGTTCCATCTACTTCATCCATAACAGCCGGATTTTCGTTGACAATCATGTATTGGGCCATTTATTTATATCTTATGTGACAAAATACATCTGCTGCCGCTCCTGTCGTAAACGTCCCCTGCGTAGTGGAAAAAGCCATATTGATACCAGATGAGAAAGACTCACCACCTTGTCCAAAAAAGTCTGTACCTAATATGACTGTCCCGTTTGTCGGCACAGGTATGCTCACCTGAGGGATCGCACCACCTGCAACTGTACCAGCCGAATTATGAAGTTGTAAGAATCTTTCAGACGCATTAAGGTTCTTAACCATTAAACTAAACACGTTCCCAAGACTTGCTTTTACATTGACATTTGCTGAGGCTCCGAAGTTTTGGAATTGTGTATAAGCGTACGTTGTAGCTGCTAGAGGTTTGACTTGAACACCTAAAACTTGATTAGTTAAATCTTCACCTGCAATAGTAGACTGCAATGTAACCCTCAGATTTCCATTTGAATCTGCCTGTAAATCCGCACGGTCTCCGCTTGCATAAGTTGGCTGTACAAGATTATAAACTGCTCCCACTTTCACTGGCGCACCAGCATCTACTCCATTATCCGAAATGTTACCAACCACTCTTTGATTGCCAGCCAAATCAACTGCTATTGCGGAATAATCACCATCAGTAGAAGTGCTAGTTGCATTTGTATCATTACGGACACCCAAAGACATAACACCAGTATCTCCTGATGCGTGAACTGCATCTTCAGCCTTACCAAGATGAGCAGCTGAAGTACCAGGAGTTACTGAGGTAGTAACTGAGGAAACTGCCACAGTTCCACTAACTGGTTGTGTAGTAGCACTACCATCCACTAAAAGTGCACCTGCTGCTGTAACTTGAGCAATGTCTGTGCCATCTGTAATTTTAGTTTGTTGAGTGCCGCCTGTAAGCGTTGCATCTAAAGCTAATCCTCCAGTTGTGCCAATGTTTGAAGTAACTGTGCCGTCTACTGTTATTGAGTTGCCACCGTCCTGTATGTTGACAGCGGAAGCACCAGCAGCATTATTCACTGTGACATCTCCTATATCTACTCCAGGCTGAGCTGTTGCCAAAACGCTAAGTTCATTCGCTACTGTAACATTTGTGCCTCTTTCGTTACCTGCTGCGTCTCTGATCTGTGTATATAAATTTCTATTACCTGACATCCTCAAAGCCCCTCCATCTCCTTCGTCTACTGAATCAGGAGCTGTATCATCAAATACCGCACCAGCTGGAGTAATACTTGTAACTGCTGGAGTGAAAGCTGTGTCATCTACCATGGATGTACCACCACTCGAGCCAGTAACCCTCAACGCACCTGTAGAATCAGTCGTAAGTGGAATGTAATCACCTGTTGTACCCGCGAGAGGTGTACCCGCATCATTGCGTACTGCAAGCGCCATCGTGCCAAGGTCTCCACTTGTATGGGCAGTGTCTTCCGCAAATTGTTGACCTCCGCCTCCACCTGTTACCCTTAAGTTACCACTGGAATCTGTAGTTAAAGGAATATAATCACCATCTGCGCCTGCAAGTGAACCGCCAGCATCGTTCCTAACAGCAAGTGCCATAACGCCAGTGTCTCCTGACGTATGCGCTGCATCTTCAGCTTTACCCAAATTTGTTGCTCCTGTACCGGGAATTTGCGATGAAACAGCAACTGTACCATCTACAGTAATAGAATTTCCACCATCTTGGATATTGACCGCGCTTGCACCTGCTGCGTTATTTACAGTCACGTCCCCTATGTCAACACCAGGTTGTGCCGTAGCAAGTACATTAAGTTCACCTGCTGCGGTTACTGTAGCGATATCTGTTCCATCAGTAATCTTAGCTGGCCATGCTCCTGCTGTAGCTGCCGCAGTTCCCTGATTCGATATTACAGTACCATCCACAGTAATAGAGTTACCCCCGTCCTGAATATTAACTGCTGATGCACCAGCTGCATTTGTGTTCGTAGTTGATACTGACGTTTGGTTGGAGGCTATGACTACTGGTACGCTATTCGCCATGGTCTGTTGCCCATTCTCAATTGCATCCCCACTACTATCTTGTATTTTTACTTTTGTTAAAAACGCCATAATATAAATAATTAATAAATAAACCAGTTAGCTCCATCAGAAATAATTCCAACTGCGCCATAATTACTATCAATAATAAAACTAGCGTCTCCATCAATTGTCTGTACAAGAACAGGCGACAAAGTAATATTGTTTGTTTGCGCTCCTCCACTTTCATCTTTAATAATAAAATATTTTCCGTCACCAGCAGTAACAGCGCTTGGTAGGGTTAAAACACGAGGTGCAGCAGTTGATGTCACACCAATATATTGATCTGAAACTAATATTGTATAGTCCACCGCCGTATGAACTGTAGACAAAACGGTGGTGCCCGGGATATTAGCTGTATTTATAAAGTCAGCAACTGTAATTTTCTTGGTAATGGGTACACCACTTGGGTCATCCACTATACACAACAGATCATCGTCTGAAATCGTTGTGGTCGCTGGTAATGCACTTATTTTTGTGTCTGCCATTGTTTTAAATTTATGAGCTTTGTTCTTTCCTTAAAAAGTTACCATTCTCTTCCAGTAGCATATCTCCCGTTTCAAGCAGTATCCTGAAAGTTCCAACTGGTACTGAGCCACCAGGCACCTCCATACCGCTCCCAACAAATCCAAACCAAAATTTATATACTCCAAACATATAATTTTAGAAAAATGCTACTATGCCTGTTGCTGTTGTCCCTGTTGATAATATCTTGTCGGTTGCAATTGGGTATACCGCACCTGCCGCTGCAAGGGTAAAGATAACAGTATCATCCAAGTCATTCTTCACAGTAAGATCGCCGGACACAGCCACATATATACCTTTAGTCTTAGAAGGTTCCCCGTCATATTTTAGTAGTTCAGTATCAGAAGGTGTGACTGCAACGAACTTATACGAAGGGTCAATTGATGTTCCACTTTGAGCCATATCTTTTAAAAGTTAATTTATACAATTCTTGTGATTGCAACCTGTTCAGTTCCTGGATTAACATCATTGAAGCTGCAAATAAACATTGATACTGTGCCAGCTAGTATAGGTGCAATAGGGCCAAGCGGTGAAACCATACCAGTCCCAAGATTCAGAGTAATATCTTCACCTGATCCAAAAGTAGAAAAGTTTAATATGAAAAGTTGAAAGACAGTACCAGCTTGTACACCAGGAAGTTGTGCTACTAATTCTGCTGCAGTTGGCGTAGTGTCAGTTCGTGGCGCACCATTTGGAAAACGAGCAAAACCTGTCATTGGGGCCATCAAAAATAAACTCGCTAAATAAGTTACGTCATTAGGATCAGCAACAAATGAAGGAGTAATGACCGGAAAAACATTCGCAAAAGCAGAGCCACTCAAACTTAAGCTACCAGCTAAACTCAAACTGTTAATTTGGGCACTTTCAGTTACCAGTTCTAAAGATTGTATCTTATTAGCAGACACTTGGTATGCATTTGTTTCCCCGCTGTATCGTCCCGTAGTATTAGACATATTTTAATTGATTAAGTAAGGGGGAGGTTTACTCCCCCTCTAATTATGTGATTATTGGTAATTTACTTAAACTACCAGAATAATGTGTTACTTGCCATTTTTCACCGTCACAGTAGAGCTCTGCATAGTTACCGACTGTGTCTGGAAGATCGACATATTCTCCAGTATCAACATCACCGTTTAGTGCAACAACGCCACCTGGATATGGATAGATACTTATGTTTTGAGCATCAATAATAGCGAATCTAATAACACCTTCACGGCTTTCAACAGGATTAGGTAAAGTAACAACAAGCGCACCACCGGATCCTTCATTGTTAATAACTGTAAACAAGTCATCTTGTGTTAATACAGTGTCACTAACAATTGCTCTTACTGGCGCATTTGCGCAATCAATGAAAGGTACAAACACTAAGTTTACGCTTTCCACTGATCTAACTCTGCCGAGAAATCCTGGATTCTTTAAAGGCATGTTTTTATTTGGTTAAGGATTAAGCGTTTACTGTTAGCTTGTATAGTCTTCGTGCATCTCTTGAGAACACTTTAGTGCCATACAATTCCTTGCCCTTTAGATACACGCCAAATTGTTTAGGTTTAGGTGTAGTTTCAAGAGTAGGCATGATTTGTGCAGCTAAAGCGATTGCGCCTTTAACTCCAAACAAGATAGAAGTTGTTTCAGTTCCGAAAAGGTTTGAAGCAGAAGCAAATGAAGAAGAGGCGTTGATTTTGCCAAGACCACTCAAGGTAGCTACATCAGCAACGAATGCAGATAGAACAGCTCTTTGATTTTTAAGTACGGTTCGGTTATCAGAAGACACATCAACGAAGCCTGTGCCAGTACCGGCGATAGCGTTGATAGTATTTGTCTGAGTACCAGCCACACCGCCGGCAATTGTGATTTCACCAGGATTAGCAGCAGCCGCTACATAAGTCCATGTTACTCCCCATATAGTGATAGTATCACCAGGAGTTGGGTTGACAGCTAGTGTGAATGGCACAGAAGAAGGGATGTTATTTGAGCAGTACACGTCAAATCCATGAGCGAATCCTTCAAATCCATTTCGTAGAGTTGAGTCAGCCACTTGGAAACCATTTGCTACAAAAGTTGAAGCAAGAAGGTTCTTGAATTGTGGGCCCATGATAGCGAATTTCTGCATACCAGTTGTGTATGCGTTGGCTTGGAATAGAGAAGTATCTGCATCAAGCATAGCTTGATACATAGAAGAACCGTTTAGAGTTCCACCTACTGCAGATAAAGCGGCAGTGTTAACGCCAGTAGTAATCAGCGTTCCGTCCATGTTATTTCGAAGTTGATATGCCATCTGCTTAGACATAGCTAATTGATAATCAGCTTCAGCCTGAGCTCTTTCCATATCGTCGATGTTGACCAAGACGCCTTTCTTTTGATCGATTGTAAGAACAGAAGATACAGCAGTCATTGGTTGCTCAGTCAAATCAGTACCTGGAATGTAGTCTTCTAGGTAGACATCTGAAAGAGTTGGGAATTCAATTTCTTGACCAGAACGTTGAATATCCACACTAAATTTGGTTCTTGCGACTTCCATCGCAATTAACATATTGTTCAAGTAGTCCTGAACATATGGTTCCCATTTTTTGGGATTTAATACACTTAAATTATTTGCCATAGTTGTTAAGATTGTTAGTAATTCACAATGCTTAACAGACCAGCTACACTATGATTTTGGCTTTATTTCCTAGGGCCTCTGTTGTTGGAATATCCCCCCTTGGCTAAAAGCTTCTCATAAGCAGCGACTCTACTCGTAGAATCTCCTTTACTTACGAAGTCAGGATCTTCTACGGAAGGCTCTGGCTGAGTGGCGTTTCCGACTGGAATAGCCATCTTCTTTAGTTGTTCTCTTTTGAAACTATCAGTTGACTTTGAGACGACCTCATAGAACTCAATAGCTTCTTCAAGCGCAGCAACATTGCCAAGGCCCTTGGCTAATAAAGAATTAAACTTGGTTTGGATAAGAGCTTGATCTTCTGAGTCAAGACCTTTCTTGTTGAGATCATCACGCATTTTCTCGAATTGAGATTTTTGTGTATTGATACTTTCTTCTTCCCTAATTTTTCGCAGTCTGGCATCTACCAAAGCGTCAATATCTTGAGACTGTTGGTATTTACCTAACCTCTCGGCAAGTAGGCTTTTGGCCCATGCCATAGCGGGAGGAAGCTCATCAAGGCTGGCTTTACCAGAAATGATTTTGCCCGTCCACGAATCAAGCATCTTTTCTTGATTAGCGACAGTAGCGTCTTTTTTCTCTTGCTCACCTTGTTTGGTGTCACGAGAGTCTCCTTCTACCTCAGAGGTATTTATACTGTTTGTTTCGGCCTCAGATGAGGCGTCAAACAACTCAGTTGTTGACTGTGTAGTGTCAGACATATTGTTCTGTTATTTAAAAAGATCATTGCGGATTCATTGTAGTATCAATATTCAGCTAATTCCATTTCTTTATCTATTTGTTCTTGACTCTTCTTGGAAGTGTATTCCTTATAGGCGTTCTCAAAGAATGTAGGGAAAATCGCTAAACCAACCTGAAACTTATCCATCTGCATGGGAGTATATTTTTCTGTCATGGCAAACTCCAACAACTTCGTCTCAAAAATAAGTTGAAGGTTGTGACCATGCTCTTGCCAGAACTCGGCAAACTCTCTAAGAGCTTTCTCCTCCCCCAGTAGCTTCTCGTGGTAACTCGCTTGGGGTGTTTTGAGTTGTCTTCGCTGTTTCAGCCTTAGCCTTTGCACGAGATCGTCTAGCCGCTGTGCGAGCTTTTGGTACCACTTTAACGAATGGTTGTTCTTGTTTAGGTTGCTCATTGTGTTCGATTAATTCGTGATACAGAGGGTTGAAACGATTCTTGTAGATAAGATCTTCAATACCGTCAGCCTTGTATCTAATTTTGATAGTTTCCATAAAAGTTAATTAAAATGCGGCTACAGGATTCTTACGTGTCCTGCTGTTTATTTCAAGCACATCTGTCTCAGAAGGCAGGATACTCTCTGATAATTCTCCACCCGCTTGAGGACTCGGAAGGGCTGGAGGCGCTGGCGGCCGGAAAGAGGATGTATCTATCTCTGTGTCGTTGAGTTCGGCAATACGCTGCACAAGCGACAAGTACTGAGGGGAACCTGGAGGCAATAGAGGAAGCACCCTTGAGATCTGAGCTTGCCGCATAATATTAGACGGTATAGCGCCAGACCTTGAGTTAACCTTAATAAAATACTTATGCTTATTAAGCTCATCAGTATAATCTCCAAGCGTGAACTGATCCATTCTCATCATCTTTTCTCCAGTATCAATCTTGACTGGCATGTTAATAACAGTCTTATTTTTTTTGGAAATAAACTTTTTGCTCATGTCTAATAATATTTCCAAAGCAAACTGGAACTCAGAAGCATTGTACTCCATAATTTGTTTAACAAATGCATTAGAGTTTTCTTCCTCAGCGATAATTTGCGTAGCTGTAACATCACTACCTTTTTCGATGTCGTCAAGGTTAATACCAAGTCGTCTAATTTCACGGCTCATCTGGTCGTACAAGAATTGATACTCGTTAAGGGCGGACTGGGTAAGCAGGGACTGTGCTTGTACGCGTCCTGAACCCGGATTAGATGGGTCATATTCAAGTGGTATAAGTGGTTTTTTACCCTGTGATCTACCCTTAATAGCTTCACGTAGGGAGTTAAAGAACGCAGAAGCTTGTCCCTGAGGAACGTTAACAAGGGTTACTGGATAGACTGAATCCTCGGCGTGACCATACGCCATGTTCATAAGTTTTCGGTTGAGTAGCGCGAATCGATATAGCAGATTCCCTAAGCCATAATTGAAAAAACCTCTTGATGAAGGCATGCACATGAACTGTCCGATTGGGATATATGGCTTATTGTCCTTCATGAAAGGATACTTGTCACCCGTGACTTTATCTATCACAGTACAGGCGGAACCACCGACAATCACATATTCCTTTGTGTCAAGGTTGTAGTAATAACCAATTTCGGTTAAATCGTCTAGACGCGTAGTCTGTTGATAGCTTCTGCCGGTTTCAGCTTCTATATGTGAATCCATTTCTCGCGGGATAGTACCGCTTGTGCCGTTCTTTTTAAGTTTAGGATAGAGTCTAATAGCTTGTTGCCAAGACATGGAAAAGACAGCCAAAGCCTCAGTTGCGCTTCTGCCGTATCCGCCTGCTCTTATAGATGTAGCATAAGGGTCTACATACACATTAGAATTAGGAATTGGGTTGAAGACAATAGGTATATCTGAATTCTCTTCAGGATTGGAGCCGAATGTATAGAATCCATCCCCGTAAAGTAACTGATTCCAAAACACACCCCCTTTGTCGCGCACACCGGAAATAAGTCCAGACTTGTCAGCAATAAAACTGGTACCATAAGTCATAATTTTTTCGATTGCTTCTGGTCTACCGACCCCGTGCAGCTGGAAGTCTAGGGGTTTCATTTTGTTCATAGTGCGCCACATGGCTTGCTGAAGCATTTGAGCTGTAACCTTCATAGCGCCTGAAGGAGTAGCAATGTTGAATCCCTCCTCAAATAGAGAGGCTATAGCAATATTCTTGGTATCGTAATCTCTTTTAATTTCAACGTTGCGATTGATAAGATCAAGCATCTTCTTGACGGCAGGATCCTGCATACCGTTCACAACCTTGCCACTGCGATTGGATTGGGTTTCGTCCATAGTTATAATTGGTCATTTGTAGTCTCGTACATTGTATCACCAAGCACTTCATATTCCATGTTTTGACTTGACAGATTGTATTGTTGTATTGCTAGCAGCAGATCGTCTTTGACTTTGAGGGTTGGAAGCGATGTTGCAAGCGCCTGAAAAGCATCGGCGAAGTTAGACGACCAGTCATGGTAGGGTCTGTCCTCGAATACGCCACGTTCTTCTATCCAGCGTCTTCTATATATCCTCAGGGCTTCGATAAGTTTTGTGCACTTCTCAGCATCAAACCAGCATCTAGGCATAATCTCACGGGCCTTCTGGATGTCACGGTTCTTGTCATTGGTGCGTATGAGTACTTCCACCTCATAACCTTCATCCTTCAAAACTTGTGCAAAACTTCTTAAAGAGTCAGGAGCACGCTTGTTACCGTCGTGAGGTAGTTTCATGCTAGCGTACTTATAACCCCTCTCTTTGAGCAGGAAGACATAATAGTCAAAACCTTTGTTGGTGCCGTACACAAGATCAATAACCTTAATCTCAGCGCCCTTTATCTGATAGAAGATACCTACCTGTTCATCGTTAATTCCAAGGTCCCAAGCTACATATACTGGTTCATATTGCCACATGATAATATTACCTATCCTGTTTTCTGTATCGGCTTGCTTAATATCGCTCTCGAAATATGCGCCCTTGATAGAACCAGTCGCCCAATCGCCCCATCGCCACTGCCTCTTAAGATCATCTGGCAAACCTTCTAACCAAGAGACGTATGAAGGGTCAGCTTTTGATAAAGACGGGTTGTCATCGATAGTAGCGTGGATATAGACACGACTGCGTCCATCCCTCTCAAAAGGTATACCCATAGGCGAAGGGTCTATGAATCGTTTCTTTACCCACTCTTGGCCTACATTGCCCGGATTGCCAGTACAGAAAACCATAGGCTTTACGCCGGCAAGTGTAGAACGACAAGAGGATATGAGCTTGAGGTATGATTCCTCTGCTGGTATTTGGGGGAGTTCTTCAATAAGGATGCGCTGATACTCGTGACCCTGATACTTGGTATAAGAGTTGGCATCTTTAAGATGGCCGGTGATGATTTTATAACCACTAGGGAAATGAAACTCAGCCACTTGACCTACCTTCTTGGCACCAAAGTGGGAATATATAGCCTCAGCTCTGTCAATCCAGTCCTTAAGATCTTCAGAATACTTCCTTATAACAAGCGATCTAGCGTTGGGAGAGTCTTTAATGTAGAGCAACCATAAGATGCCCGCCATAGTCTTGCCGCCTCCTCTACCGCCACCATAAAAGATCTCATTGGCCGTCTGAAGTAGAGCTATCTCTTGTTTCCGGTGAGGACGCAATATCGTTGACTGGGACATATATTTGTAGTGGTTGTATTAAATTAATACCGTCTCCAAGATCACCCTTTGGAAGGCCATCTATGTAATTCCATATTAGTTTCATACTTGGAACGTCGCCTTCTTCTACGGCTTTTCTGTAGGCTCTTTCGACAAACACCCTTTTATTGGTCTTGGTTGTCTCTTTGGAGTGATTCTCCTTAAGAAATTGCTTCATTAAGAAAGTCAGAGACTCTTCCTCAAGTGGTCTTCCCTTTGGATTTCCTGACATTCCAGCTTTCCATTTATGGCCCCATACTCTACCCTTGGCAGATCCTTTACTCTTTTCCATGTTATTTCCTTGTTATACTAACGAGAGTATACAACTTAGGTGACATTCAATCAAATTATGTTACTAAGTCTGCGGTGATATTACTTGCAAACAAATAGCTTGATGTTATAGTCTTTTTGTACGGGAGAATTTGTATGGAAGCACTAACCAATCTGGGGGTTGGTGCTTTTTTTGAGTTGTGAATTATTCAAGATATTAGTATACTGTTTTTGCACAATCGCTCTTAAATGCCTTCCAACATTAAGATAGCGGTGAGCTCGGAAGGCAGCCGCTATCTTTTTTATTTAAATCTTATGCTAGACCTCACAGATCATATTATACGCAAAGCGTACTGTCTCAGCCTACACGAGTATGCAGTTCTAATAGAAATCTATTACTTGTCGCACAACAACAAGTTTGGCGGGTGGTGTATCAAAAGTAAAGACAACATAGCCGAAACGCTTGATATTGGTCGAGATACTGTTTTTAGCGCAATCAAGAAACTCGAAGCAATTGGACTAATAGAACGCGGCACCGAGTTAAAGAACACTATAAGAACAACTGATAAATTCAATTCCGTAGTATCTGCTCGTTCTGGATACGCCTTTTCCGTAAAGACTGAAGACGAAGAAATTAAAACAGTAGCTCCTGAACATTCCCGACTCACCGTCGGAAAAACCGACGCCCTACCGTCGGAAAAACCGACGCCCACCGTCGGAAAAACCGACGCTAATATATACATTAAATATATACAAGATAATATATCTTCTAAAGAAGATACTAAAATTAGAACCTATGGGAACCAGGATATCTCTAAAATGCTTGATGCTCTTAAGCGAACTATAGGGATAGATGCCTTTGCCGATTCCTCTATAGAGAGAAACATTGCAAAGCATTGTGTTACGTTAATGGATAAACTCGGCGTAGAAGAATTTCGCCGCCGGCTTGACATAATCCTTGACGATGGTTTTAAGCGGAGAAACTGCAATCGAATCAAGTATGTCTATAACGAGATCAAGGGATTTATTGACATAAAATCAAATAGCATTAATTCTTACTAGTATGACAAAAGCAATACAACAATACGAGCCACAGCTTCTTATTGAGCTAAAATGTGGACGCAAGCTAATAACAGCAAAGAAGCACGAAGAGGCTATCTTACGCGACATCGACAGCAAAAGATTCATACGAATTGAAGGGGTAACCGTCAATGTCCTAGAAATTAAAACCATTGAAGCAATGGGAGGGGAATACGACATTCTTATGGGGTTAACAGAGGATCAACGCAACAAAGCGTTAACTAGATTCAAGCAATACGAACTCAATACAGGTAACAAACCGTCCACCGAGTGGCGCTCAAAATGGATACAAACAAACATTCTTAAAACTTAAGCAACAACTCGATGAAGAAACTCGACATCTTAGATGGTAAGGAGAAGGCGATTATCGCTTATGCCTTATCAGACTTTCTTGCGACCACAGACTCTCTGGCCAAAAGCTTGTCAAAGATAAGTAACTCAATTTCAGCGGCACCTACCGGCATAGCAGATACGCTAGCAGACTTACGTGCTAACTCTATCATAGGACGTCAGCTATTCCAGAAGCTCGACCTCGGCTGTACCTGCGAAGAAGCCATGAACGAGAAACATAACGCGTCAACTGATTAGTATTGACCACTAGTACATCACGCGCTATACTCTAGTTCGAGATTAACAAACAATATGTACTCAGCAATTAGGACATTCAATCACTTCAACCACTCAGACGTTTACCAGTATCCGGTAGTAGACACACAGGAGAAAGCGCTTGAGCTAATGAAGAGGGCTATTAAGGATTCCGCGGAAGCGTTCTGTACTATGGACTTGGTATCTGCAAGAGTTGACATGATCAAGTTCTCTCCAACTCCTTATACAGATTACGAAGGTTATCCTGAATATTCTGACAAAGAACTATACTTTTGGAGAGTTGACAGGAATGGCACTTACACCGACAACATCAACATTAAGCAGTGGGAGAGATTTAACAATCCCTTATATTGCCGTGTATGATGAACTCTATATTCTCTCTTATCTGTTTCGCCGCCTGTTACTACTCCTCGAAGATTAAGCATGATCTGGTTGCTTTTATCATGTTAGTGATAGGTGTCGTGTTCCTTACCGCACGTTAAGCTCCTTACCGTAAGTTAAATTATAATATAAAAACATGAACAATATAAATACATTCACTACAGATATGGAGAGACGTGCCTATAGACAAGGAAGAATAGATGGAGCAGAAGACGAACGAAAGGAAATACTTTTTCAGATTAACGATCTTGAGACGCAGTTAACCATCCTTATCCAGCTAATACGTACAAAAATTAATAACGATAATTAATATGAATAACCCAGAATTCTTAATAGATTATCCAAGTTCACCAAACGGTAAAGCATATATAGGAACCGCCAAGAGGCCCCTTATGCCAATTAAAGACGGACACGGATTTGAGGGTGTTCTCCTTCAAGACGCCAGGAGAGAATTTATCCAGTGTGCATCATGTGGCGTGTGGCGAAAAATAATCACCCAAAGACATCTTCAAGCGTGCAGCCAAGGAATGCTTCAGACAACATCAGACTATAAACACAAATACGGCTTATACATGAAGCAGGGATTGGTTTCTGATGTTACATCACTAAAATTGACTCAGGCTTGCTTAAAAAATAAATCTAAAAAGAATTGGTTTACCTCAGCCACGCCCATACCAATCCCACAAAAGGGCTATATTCGATCTAAACGCCAGCATCAAAATATATATGGGACTTGCCCTGAGCAACTTAAGGCGAGAACGAAGGAGTTCATAGTAGCTAACAGAGAATTCCCAAGAAGTTCAAATCGTGGAGGTGCACTCTACAAGGCCATCTACCGCCAATTTGGTTCCATCAATGGCGCCCTAAAAGAATACGGTCTGCCTACTTTTGTGAAAATAGGGACAAGTTACACGTACACCTTCCCAAACGGTAAACAAATAAGCTATAACATTAATCGATTCAATCAGCGTGAAGCTTTTTTTGAAAAGATGATTGAAGAATGTGAATTTTTCAATGAAGAAAACCTACAAACAACTCAAAAAGGAACTGGATACCAAGTTCAGTCAATACGTCAGGAAGCTCAGAAGTGTTGACGGATACTGCGAATGTATTACCTGTGGGACAAAACTTCCATGGAACCGCATACAGGCAGGCCACTATATATCCAGAGTCCACCTAGGAACTCGTTGGGATACGCTCAATGTCCATCCTCAATGCGTAGCCTGTAACGTCTGGAAGAGAGGAGCTCATGACACATATGCCCTCAAGCTTATTAGCATGTATGGTCCAGACATACTTAACGACCTGAATACCCGCAAACACTCAAATACCAAGTTCACACGTTCCCAACTACAAGAACTAATTGATAGCCTGTCAACTCATCTCTCTTGATATTTAGTACAGCGTGTACTATACTTGATTTGTATTTTAACCCAGATACATGTCCAATATGACCAAGAACCTAGTTGATAGGTTCGACTACTACAAGCCAGTGATGAGACCAAGTGACCGTAAGTGCGGAGAGCAAGTTATTGCCCTGCTGGATTATGACGCCGCCGATACAGTTGACATAGAAGAACTGACAGAGATCATTAACTGGTATGAGGAAAACTGCGTAGCCTCTCATCCGTCTCTTCGGATAAAGGCCGAAGAGCTAAAAGCCCAATTCTTTAATTTACAACAAACTTTAAAATCATGGAAAAATTAAAAACAATCGAAATTCAGGGGAAACCGTATGTTACGGTTAACGTAAGAATACAGGCGTTCCGCAAGGATTGGCCAGAGGGGCAGATCATCACCCGTATAATAACCAGTACAGATAACGCCGCTCAAAGGGTAAAGTGCTTGATCTATCTTAAGCAAGAAGATAAACGTCCGGTTGCCGTGGGACATTCAGAAGAATATAGAAGCGAGAAAGGTATTTTTGCCGACTCAATTATAGAGGTAGCAGAAACCTCGGCGATTGGTAGGGCACTAGGGGTGCTAGGCTACGGCATAGACGAGGCTGTTGCTTCCGGTGACGAGATGATCGTTAAAACTTCAAAAGCCCCCAAAGTCGCAAAGCTGATGGCTAGGGATGGTTCTGGCGAACTAAAGAGTGGTCACAAGAACGGCAAGGAATGGTATGCAGTATTTGGCAATGAAGGCCCAAGATGGCTTAAGAAAGAGGAGTATCTTGAGCTACTGCCAGAGGTAGAGGATATGCCAAAGCCAGAATTAAATGATTTAGATTTTTAATGAAATTAGAACTCCATAACATACAGATAGGAACCATAAAAACCATGGCGGATGGTTCAATCAAGATGGATATATACACACGTGAATTATCGCCAGAGCAAATGGTGCAAGTCTTCGCTCTTAGGAAGCATGAAGGAGAGTTTGACCTTAGCGCTGTATACGATGGAGAAGCAGAGAGCAAGACCAAATCGGCACGTCTAAGGGCGGTGGTCTATAAGGCTTGGGAAATGAATACAGATAGAAGCAAGACATTCGAGTTATACTACAACGAACAAATGGAGAAAATAATTAACCACTACAAGGATAAGCTATGAGAGATCTAGGACATCGCATCAAGGAACTAATGGACAAACGCAAGATGAGGATATCTGATTTGGCTGCTCTGATGAAGGTACACCCACAAACGGTTAAGGCTTGGAGGGCTGGAGCTGTACCGTTACCGAAACACCGCAAACTACTGGTTATAATCTTCGAGACAAAGAACATTTTTTATGTAAAGGAAAACAATTAACAACTTTAAAAAATATGAAAATATATGCAAGACACGGAGATGTAGCCTTTATCAAGGGCAAGAACGACAAAAAGTTCACCAAGAAAAAGGATAAGAAGGTTGCTCTTGGCGAAGTTACCGGCCATTCGCATCAATTCTTAATGGATGGTGTGGATGTTCTGGTAGATGTATCTCAACCTAACTGGGGAAGAGCCCTTGAGGTAGAATCTCCAGTCGTGATAACTCACGAAGAACATAAGCCGATTCCGTTTGAACCAGGAGAGTATGTTGTAAGACACCAACGAACTTACTCCAGTGTTGGGCTGTCAAAGGTACTAGACTAATTAAAACAAAATGAATTACTCACAAAAAACAGCTGATCTAATTGAGAGAATGTGTAGAAATGTGGAGCGACTTGATTTTGATCTTAAGAAAGGCTTGGCCGAGGAATTGATTATGAAGACGTATGATCTATTTGGCCTCAAAAGACCTTTAAAAGTAGTTTGGTGTATAGATATTTTTGATGAAAAGTTTGCGAGGAATGCGAGGAATGCGTTGAATGCGAGGAGTGCGTGGAGTGCGGGGAGTGCGTGGAGTGCGTTGAGTGCGTGGAATGCGGGGAATGCGGGGAGTGCGTGGAATGCGTTGAGTGCGTGGAATGCGGGGAATGCGGGGAGTGCGTG